ATATTACACTTATATGAAGTATTATGCAAGCTTTTTATTATATTATTATATATTATCTTATATTATCGTCAATCAATGCTATACAATGAGACACAAGCGGCGGAGCTTGGCCAATGCCGCCAATGATCCGCGGCGCCTGGACCGGTGGCGGTGTCCCAGGTGTCCCAGGTGTCGCAGGTGTCGCAGGTGTCGCCGGCCGTATTGCCAGGGATCCGGCGCGGGATCGGAGGCAATGACGCGAGACAGCGAAACTCAAATGGAGACGCGCCAGGGGGGGTATGGGGACCGCACCCACCGCCGCCGTGAGGTAATGATGTATCCCACATACTTTTTGGGCGTTTTTTGCGTTTTTGGGAACTACGTCTTTATTTTATCGTAAATGTTGCGTAACTTTCACAAAAGTGAAACATATAATGGACAGCACAACCTCACCCGGAAAAGTCTCTGTCAGCCAGTTGGCTGATGATCCGTTAAGCAATCCCATCCTGTCAAAGTTTTACAAGTCTGAGGCGAAGAAGAGCAACAGCAAATTAAAGTTACCGCCTGAGAAGTACGACGAGTTCTTATCGTCTTTGCAGGAGTCTGGCGGATACATTACGAGGGCGGCCGCCAGGTATGGTGTACACAAGCGTACTGTTTATACTCAGATGAAGCGTGACAATACTTTTGCTCTTGCTGTCCGCGATGTACAGGATATGTTCAAGAAGAAGCAGATGGACGACCTTGAGGACTTATCTCTTAAAAACGCAATGAATCCGAAGAACGTATCTGAGCGTTTGTTTCACTTGAAGGCGATGGATCCGGCAAGGTATCGTGATCGCGGCATTAGAACGGCGACACAGGTTAATGTAACGGTAGCTGGGTTAGCGATTAAGGACAGAGCCAAAGAGATTGAGCGTCGGGAGAAGCTGAAGAATGTCAATGACTCAGGATAGTGTTGTATTGGAGCTTGTTTCGGCTTTAATGGAGTCGTTAGAGGTGTTGTACGTTGTTTTGCACCGTGATGAGACGCTGCAAAGGTTATCTCCTGATGTAGTTGAGAATGCAGTTGCGGCTATGGCAGCCGGCTGTGAATGTGTTGACGAGTTATTTGATCGGTGGGCGGAAGCGTAGAGGTATATTGCGGTTATCGTGATGAGTCCGGCACTCCTACGGAGGCGTTGGATCATCAGGAGGAGTATCATTTGTACACTGGTTGGGCGAAGCATCATTTGATGGCGGGTTCGCTGGGTACAGGCAAGACGGAGGCGATGTGTGTTGAGGCGGTTAAGCAGTGTGCTGAGATACCGAAGAATTTTGGTTTAATGGGGAGAAAGGTGTTGGATGCGTTTAAGAAGTCAACTTTATTGCAATTATTGGATGTGGGGAGTGATTTCATTGAGCGTCACCGTCCTGTTGATCATTTGATTGAGTTCAAGAACGGGTCCAAGATTATTTATATGGCTTTAGATGATTCCAGGGACGCCATTCAGCGTATTAAGTCGTTGAATCTGGGTTGGTTTGCGTTTGATCAGCTTGAGGAGGTACCCGAGGATACGTTTATATCGGCGGCAGGTCAGTTAAGGCGCAAGGGTACACAGCGTTGTTCGTTTCACACTTGCAATCCGGCGGGGCACAATTGGGTTTGGAAGCGTTGGAAGAAGGGCAAGGATGCTCAGAACTCGGTACAGGGCGGTTATCGTCTTATTGAGACGAAGACGTGGACTGAGGGTGCATTACCTCCGACTACGGAGCGTGAGGTTCGTCTTTATTCTGACAATCCTCATTTGCCTCCTGACTATATTTCTTGGCTTTTGGAGATGCCTGAGCGGTGGGTTAAGCGGTATGTTTATTGCAGTTGGGATGATTTTGTCGGGTTAGTATATCCGATGTTTGATGAGAAGATACATTTTATTAAGCAGTTTGAAGTTCCGGATTGGTGGAATCATTATGTAGTATATGATTATGGGTATAAGAATCCTTCTTGTGTATTATTTGCTGCTGTTGATGGTGACGGAAAAATTTGGGTTTACGATTTGATTTACGAGTCGGAGTTATTGATTGATGATTTAGGTGAGATGGTATGTGACCGTTTGAATCCGGATATTGATTATATATTTTTAGCTGATCCGTCCATTAACCGTACTGAGCGGGACGGTCGCACAATTGCTGAGGAGTGGGACAAGTTTGATATTTTCTGGCAGAACGCCAAGAACGATAAGCGGGTTGGATATGATAAGGTTGGCAGATGTTTACAGCCGGATGAGAAGGGGTTTGTGGGAATGTCATTTTTCGATGTTCCGCAGATGTCGTCGCTACGTGATGAGATTGTGGAGTACAAGTGGAAGGAATTGCGATACGGACGGGAAGACCGTCCTCAGCCGGAGGAGGCAGTGAAGGTGAATGATCACTCGATGGATTGCTTGCGTTATCTCGTTAATTACGTTGATTCCGCGTCGAAGCCGATGATGCTTAAGAGCGATCCTTACGGTGATTGGTCGGGTTTAATGAATAGTGTTGGCAGTAAACTTGGGTGGATGTCTGAATGAAAGATTTACAGCGTCTTAAAGAGTTATATGATATGTTTGATGCTATGCAGGCGTCGAATAAGGGTTTTATGGATTCCGCTAAAGAGGCGGCGTCATTTTATACTGGTGGATTTGGTGAAGGTCAATGGGCGCAGGAAGATTTACAGAAGCTTCGCAGGGAGAACCGTCCGCCTTTGCAGTTAAATATAATACTGCCGAAGGTGAATCTGGTAACAGGCATCGAGCGACAGAACCGTTCTTCGTGGAAAGCTTTGCCCGTTGAGCCGTCGGATGAGGATGAAGCGCAGTTGATTACCGCTTTACTGTTCCATCTTGATATGAACAGGAAGCTCCAGAATTTATTTTCAAGGGTGCATAAGGACGGCACCATCACCGGCAGGGGATGGGTAGATGTATTTGTAGAGCCGGGTAAGGATTTCCTGGGAGAGATTAAGCTTCGCCGTGAGAGCTGGCAGAATGTACTGGCTGATCCTGAAGCGGATACGCCGGATACAGGAGAGTGGATGCGTCTTGGACGTACCAAGTGGCTTTCTCTCAGTCGCTTGAAGTCATTGTATCCTGAGCAATTGTCTGATTTGAAGAAAATTGAAGATGTGGCGATGACGGATTTGGATTTATCCACTCCGTCTGACATAGATCCTCGTCAGGAGATGGGGAATTTTTACCGTAACGGCGAAATTATAGGTGCTTCACGGTTTGTTGATCCGGCGGCTCGTAAGGCGAGGGTTGTAGAATTATGGGAGCGGGATTGGCAGAGAGAGTATTTTGTAGTAAATGTCCGCACCGGCAAGCTGACACCGCAGGGATTTGAGAAGAAGGGTGACGCGGTGGAGTTGATGAAGGTCTTGTCTCAGGCACAGGATAGAATGAGAGCGGAGAATCCCATTAATCAGATACCAGATGAGGATGTATTTGATGTAATCGTTCGTTCTGTACCAAAAACATCTCTTTCAGTATTTTCCGGAGCGAGGATGATACTGGATAAAGTGCCTAATCCGTACAACCATAACGAATTTCCGCTGGTGCCTTATTTTTATTACTTTGAGGATGTAGGCGGAGAAGTGGAAACTTTCGGGCTGGTGGAAAATATGAAGGACCCACAGCGGGAGAAGGACAAGCGGCGTTCACAGGCGCTTGATATTATGAATCGCACTCCCAAGGGTGGCGGAGTATTCGCCGGTGGTAAGGTGACATCTGATCAGATGAACGACGCCTCATCTTCAGGTAAGTGGGTGTCGGTACCGGGATTCAGAGGTAACGTCAGGGAATTTATGCAGCAGTGGTCAACCAGTCACTTGGCTTTGATTAATACGGTTGTGGGATTGGAGAACGCAGCCGCCGTGGATGCCAAGGAGATTTCTGGTGCTACTGATCCGCTGATGGGTATAGCAGCCGGTTCCAAGGAATCAGGGTTTGCGGCGCAAACAAGGATTCGCCAGGGTATGCTGACATTGGAAGAACAGATGGAAAATTTAGATAGGACGAAGAACAAGGTTTTGAGTCTCTGTATATCAAATATGCAGCAATTCTACACCAGACCGCAGATAATGAGAATTGTAGGCAATCAGATGGGCGGCGAACTTCCGTCTGATGAAGTGATACAGGGATTCCTGAATAATTTTGAGAATATGCGGTTTGATATTGTGCTGGACGGAGGTAAGAACTCGCCTACGATGAAGGCGATGAAGGCCGATCAGGTGGGTGAGCTTATCAAGATGGGATTCCAGAGTTTGTTCCCATTGTGGCTTGACTTATCTGATCTGGAGGCGAAGGATGAAATCATCGCCAAGATGGAAGAAGAGAAGGCAGCACAAATGATAATGCAGCAGGTTCAGCAAGGAATTAAGCAGGGTAATGGTGCCCCGCAATAATAAAGGAGAATGATATGCCCGTAACATACGGATCCAATAAAAAAGACAAAAGGCATCTCGGTTATCCGCCGCCCAGCAGCACAGGCAGTTCCAATCCATCACCGAAGAAAGATTCTAAGGGTGACGTGACAAAAAAAGTTGGCAACAGTTCCAGTGAAAAAGGTCGGATGGACTATTCCGGTTCATAGTGATTGAAGCATTTTGATTGGCTGATTTCATTAGTACGGAAACTTATTGAAGCTAAGTTTTCCGGTTCTTTGACAATAAATTTCAATCAAGGTGGGATAACTAGTCTTGAGAAATACGAGAGAGTAGTCCCGCAATAACAATAACAGTCAGGCAACTCTGACTTAACCCCCGTTAGGGAACTAAGCAGAAGCCGTGTTATCACAATTTTGTGATGATGCGGCTTTTTTATTAGTGCCAGCCTTGGCGGATAAGGAGGACATAAAGATGGCGAAAAAAGAAAGTCGCTTTGAGTTCATAGATACGGACAAGGAACTGTCCGGCGAAGCAGACACTCCCTCAGAGGCCGAAGAAGAGAGTGTTGAGGCGTCGGCAGAATCCCCCGATGATGCAACGGAGCAGGCTGAGGAGCAAGAGAGCGAGAACCAGGAAGTTGATGAAGTATCTGAGGTTAAAGCTGGAGGGAAGCAATTCTCGACGGTCGAAGCTTTGGCCGATGCTTACACCAACTTGCAGACGCTACACGGAAAGCAGACAAATGAGATTGGAGAATTGCGGCAAGCCATTGAAGGTTTGAAGGTAAGTGATCAGAACGCAGAAAAGGAAGAATCCCCTGTGCCTGAGTACGATCCTTACAATGCCGATTCAATCGCTGAATACGTCCAGCACGTTGCGAAGCAGACTTATCAGGCTGAAGCGAAAACGCAGAAGCGGAAGGCTGCCGAGCAGAAGATGGACGAAGCGTATGAATCAATGGTCCGGCAATTTACTAAAGATCATCCTGATCTTTCCAAAGATGAGCTTATGGCGGTCGCTCAATTTGCCGACAGTAGAGGCATCACCTTTATGGACGATGCCTACACTATCAAAATGGCTGAAACAACTGCAAGGAAGGCCAAGGAGGAAGGTCAGGCTGAAGTGACTAAAAAACTTCAGGCGACCGCATCCGTTCCCCCGTCGTTATCTACGGCAGGTTCTGGGAAAAGCACTACCGAAGAGGACATAGACAACATACCCGCTTCTGAGTGGGGTGATATTCCTAGTAAGGAACGGTGGGAGTATCTCCGAAACGTTCCCGGCAGTTAATCTTAAAGGAGCTATTTAATGGCACAATCATCTTGGGCGTCTGGTTTACAGGTATCCAGATGGGCTAAAGAGCTTTTCAATGAAGTAGGTAAGGAAATCTACTTTGAAAAGTTTATGGGCGATGGTGCGGATTCGATGATTCAGGTTAAACACGAACTGGACGGTTCACAGGGTAAAGACGTAACCTTTGGTCTTATCACGAACCTGTCCGGCTCTGGTATTTCCGGCGACAGCACACTGGAAGGGAACGAAGAGGCTATGAGTTCTTATTCTCAGACTGTTACCACTGCAATGGAGCGTAACGCAGTACGGGATACTGGTAACTTTGAAAACAGCAAGGTTCTCTTTGATTTTCGTAAAGAGTCTCTGTCTGTTCTCAAGACCTGGCTATCTGAGAAGGTTGATTCTGACCTTTTCACGTCTCTATCCGCTTCACCCACCCGAACCTTCAGGGCTGATGATGGATCAACCTCAGTTGGCAGCAGAGCGAATGAATCAAGTACAGCCGCTGCGCTGACCGCTAGCGATACCATCTCGTTGTCTGACATTTCTGCATTGAAACGTCTGGCACAAATCCCTAAAGGTTCAAGCGAACTTCGTATGAGACCTATCCGCGTTGGCGGTAAAGAATACTACATCCTTCTGGTTCATCCGGAAGTGGCGTACGATCTTACCACCTTGTCTGCTTGGCAGCAGGCACAGCGCGACGGCAACATTCGAGGAGAGAGCAATCCTATTTTCAGCGGTGCGTTAGGTGTTTTTGACGGTGTGGTAATTCACGCCCACGAAAATATCTCACAGGCTGATACGGGAGGTTCTGGTGGTAATCTTCATTATTCTACCAATCTCTTCCTCGGTTCACAAGCCGGAGTCTTTGCGAGAGTTGGCGAGCCTCTCTGGGTTGAAAAGACCTTTGATTATAGCAATTCTCTCGGTGTAGCCGGTGGGCTTATTTATGGACAGGGTAAATCTAAGTTTAATTCCGAAGATTATTCCTGCATTGCCTACTATACGCAGAATACCGATTTTACTGCATAGTCTAAAGTAACCGGATAAAATGAACGCTTTGACTTTAATGGGGCGGCGGAAATGACGGGGTTAATAGCCTGCTATAAAGCCGCTCCGGTTAAAGCGCAATAAGGAGTAACAATGGCAACACTGGCAGCATTAGAAGATCAGGTACGGGATAAGCTCGGTTTAGCGGCAACGGATACACCGCCTACGGACAGCGAGATTGACCAGTGGATTGTTGACGGTCAGA